GGCTTAATACGCCTGAATATCTCTGGGTCTTTAATCTTAAGACGGGTAAGCAGTTGTTCTACAACAGGTGCTATATTTACTATATAACCTTCCTTGGCTATCTTTGCAGCTATTGCTGGGTCTGCTATGCCGTTAATCATTAGGGAAAGCACTGTCTGGAGTTCTGCTATTTCCTTCTGTGGGTCCTCAGGAAGCATAGATACTACATCAATCTCCACATCTATGTCTGCCTGTATTTCTTCCTTGGTTGGGTTGTCTGACCAGATAACATCAAGAGTTCCCATTACACGCACAGCATCTTTAACTGTCATAAATTGTTTGTTGAGTTGGTTAAGGTAAAGCATTGAAACCTTTAGGAAATCTGTCATTAGGTCTTGACGGTATGCTGGGCGAGCTGAACCACCCATAGAGCGCTGTTGAACAGAGAACTTAGACTCCTCACCTGACTTAAGCACACCTTTCTTTAGGTCGGTTACTCCTGACTTTTCCTCAAGGTTCTGTTGGATACCGTTCATAGCCATATAGAGTTCGTTGGAAGCACCACCACCTGGGGAAGCAACCATCATACGGTCTCTGACATTGCCTTCCTGAAAACGAATTATTGTATTATCACCTTTTTGAACTGCCTCTATATCGTCCTCATCAGCACCTTCCTTGGAAAGTCCAACCCATACCTTTGAGTTTTCCTTGGCGTTGCGGAGCTGTATGTTCGCTATTGAGTTCTTCTGGTCTGCTATGGACTTGTATACATCTATATCTGCCATACCGAACATTGCATCAGGTATGTCATTGAAAGTAAGTATCTTTGACGGAAAACCCTCTGCCTTAATATCCCAAGAGCTTTCACGAAGTGGCTTCCTCTGTTCTTCTGTAAGCAGAAGTATCTTACCTTTCTTACCCTCACGCTTTTCCTTCTTTGTTGGACGCAGGTAGATTTCCGCTACTCTAACATAGCGAGCTGCTGTGGAGTTTTTGAAATCATTTGAGGTTGAGTCTATGAGTGGTGTCATCAAGGAACTTGCCTTCATAAAGTCATTGGCATCAGGTTTGTTTATGCTGTCAAGATAATCGTTTACTTTCTTTGTTCCTACTTTCTGACCGAAACCCTTGAACCCTTTGAGTATCTTGTCCACATCAAGTTTATCGTCCTCTATTAAATCCTGAAGCGGTATATCTATCTCCCGCCCTACCCATTGGGCTTCGTTAAGGTTTGACATAGATACAGAGGGGTCTTTAATAAACCGCATAAGGGGTATGCGTTTGGTAAAGATTTGGGTATTCTTAATGACCATAGACTGCTCTTCGGTCATACCAAAGTCCCCTTTGTATCCGTGCCAGAGGATGCCATAGGGGAAGAGAAGGGCATCGAGGAGAACCTTACGGGTTTCATCCTTGTAACCTATCTGGGAGAGCAGATAGTTAAGGATGTGTTCTTGGGTATTGGAGGATTTCTGGGAGTCCAGTTGCTGTTCTACCATTTTACCGCTTATAGGGTCACGTTGTTTAGTAATGAAAGTCTTGGTGCGTGGTTTCATAAACACACGGGGAGTGCGAAAGAAAATGCTTGGGAGATGGAATTGGACTATTGGATATATCTCGTTGAGGATTACATCCCAGTCAACTGCTATGTTTGGAATATGCTTGCCTGTATAGCGTTCAAGAGACTCCTTGATTATCGGGAGTAGTTCTTCCTCATTGAATTTCTTTGACATTAGGATTTGAGCTTTGAGGGATACGAGGCGTTCTTTGGATAGTTTATCTGACATTTCTTTCCCCTTTTGGTAGGGGAGCCGTTTTAATGACTCCCCTGTATAAATAGAAAACCCCTACTGACTGCGCACAGTAGAGGTTAAGAAACGAGGAGCTACCCCGTTCACTACAAATAATACACTATATAATAACTGTAAGTCAAGTGTTACCTATACGACTGTGTTGATGGTATTTCGTATCTGCCTTTCTTGATACCTGTAAATGTTCTTGGATTTCGCTTCTTAGAATTCGCTACAAGCTTGCGTAGATAATCAAAGCCAGGGTCCTCAGACTGTGTTGCTTTAGTCTTAAGTTTCTTTGGATATTGGAGCAGGTCGACAACGCCCTTTGTGCCATCAAGCAAGTCATCGTGAGCACCACTTGGAAAACGTAGGAGCTGATGTTCAAGGTCACCCATACCCTGCTTATGGAATATGACGTGCTGTGCGTAGCGAGGTTGGAGCACTGTTTCAATACGGGTTATCTTGTCAGCTTCCCATTTAAGTTCCTTGACAGAGAAGTAATATCCCCTCTTACCCATTTCCTTACGCAACATACTCTTGTATACCCGTTCAAGCATTGCTTTCTCCATACCTACTGGGACAAGGTTGCCCGTCAAGCTTTTCAGCCGAGTTACCATATTGAATATTATGTCAATGAACTCATCAGGTCGCATACCCTTCTTGTTTATATATGTTTCTAGTAGTATTTCATTATTGGGTGTTAGGAAAGCTGGGAGTATAACCGTATCATCAGCTTCCTTTCGTTCTGACCAAGCAAGGTCACAGGCTATGGCTGCCTTACAGTCGGACAGCTTACCCTTGCTCACTATGTTGCCCTCTGTGTCGAATAGAACATAGTTGAGGTTGTCCACACGCCAGTAACGGAAATCCTCTTTGAGAAACTTTGCCATAAGCCCTGCTACTGGGTCGTTTTGTATTTCCCTCGCAAAGGTAGTCGGCTTATCCTTCATCATCTGAAGCAGCTTATCCACTGGGTATTTCTCATCCCAAATGGAGAAGTATTTCTTTGTATGTTTATTCCTATATAGACCTTTGTATATACTCTTATTATATTCCTTGTATCGGTCTGTACTGACGAGCTTAGCAAGGAGTGAGTCATCGTGCATTATGGTTCCCACTGCAATGTATTGGGTTCCTATGTCACCTGCTGGTATAACAGCATTATCATAATCCTCTTGAAGTTTGACCCTTCTCTCAGGACTTCTCACAAGTTCATCATTCTCCACATCGTCCACAAGGATTAGGTCAGGACGGTATGCACCAAACTTACTACCCCTTATGGTTCCTGCCTGCTCTGCACCCTTACACATTATCATAGTTTCAAATCCGTCCTTATGACGGAAGACGCTTATGTCGCTTGCGTCCCTCGGTATATCAATGCGGAAATCCCCACGCAGCTTCTTGTTCTCCTTTATCTCCATCTTAATCGCATTCATAAGCATAGAAGCTTGGCTGAAAGTATTGGATAGTATGACAATGAAGTGTTTTTTCTTGAAGGCTATGCAGTGGAATGGATATAGGAAGCCGAGGATTGTTGTCTTGGAAGAACCTCTGGGTGCTGCTATGGCAAGGTACTGATACTCCATAGCATCGTTGAGTATGTCGAGATGAAAGTCGGGTGAGTTTATGCCGAAGTGCTTGGGCAGATAGTAATACCCCCAGAGCATCGGTGCTGTCTCAAGCTTATCGAATAGCAGGTTGCCTGGGGCTTTGGGTTCGGCTGGTACAGGTACATTGTCAATCATTACGCAACAGCTTCTTGCAAATTTCCGCAACAAGGTCGGTTACTCTGTCCATTGTAATTTTTATTGAATTATACTTCTTGTTGTTCTTTTCCATCTCGAATAAAACCTTTCATCATTTGATATCCAGCATCACAATTATTACATAGAAGATTCTCCTCAACAATAAATTCTTTTTCTTTATCAATAGGTTTTACAATTACATTACCACAACCACTTACACATCTGTACACAACTGCTTTAATCATTTCCTAACTCCTTTCGGCAAAAAAGTATTTGTGTACACAACTCGTAACAGCGTAGTTTTCAAAAAAACATTTTTCATAAAAAATTGCAGTAGCGTGGGAGACAGCCTCCTACCCTAAAACCTTCACCCCCTCCCCGAAAGTGTGGCGGTGCTACCACAGTTGTAGTATCACACCCGTTATATGTCAATGGCTTCCGCTCTGTCCTTGCGTCCTTGCTTGAGGTTGTCGTTAAGTGTGTCTATCCTATCGCAAAGCGCAGTAAGCACCTTCGCATCGTC